TGTGCTATGGATAGCTGTACTATCAAACACACGTTTCATTTTATTTTGACCAGGAGTATCCTGTTCATAGTAACCATCATACAGGTTACGCATAGGTAAGCAGTATTCGTATGCCTCTTCGTAGATTGCTCGCCATTGTTCTTTTCTGGTCTGGCAACCCTTATATCTTTTCTTTAATTGTTTTGTATCTAGTTGTGACATACTACGCTTTCTTGTGACGGTTAGCAAAGTTCCTAGCAGCTGCTACACTGCCAAAGCCCCATGCTTTTAATGCCAATGCCTTACGAGTTGGTCTACCCTTCTCGTCCTTCATTGGCCCTTTCATCCCAGCAAAACGAGCAGCAAAACTAACACGCCTACTATCAGTGCCAGACTTCTGAGGCCTCTTGAGGTTAGCACCCTCTGTCTTTTTAAAATGCTTTCTTCCAGCTTCATTAAGACCGCCGCTGGGGTTCTGAAACCTCTTTGCAACCATAGACTAAGCCTTCTTAGGTTTACCATATTTTTTAGCCATCGCTTTCTTCAGATTGCTGTTCTTCGCCATCTGTTTCTTTTTCGCCATTGGCTTCTTCTTCGTCATGTTTCCGTACATCATCAGCCTCCTCTCCAGGTTTGTACTTTCGATGCCTGGGGTTTCTAATCCAAACCTTATCAGACATCTTAACCTCTTGGGTTTCTAGTACCGCCTAGTTTGGTAGCCATTTGTTGAGCCTGACCAGTAACTTCTGGTGCAGCTCTAACAACAGACATCAACAATCTTGCAGATCTACCACGTCTTGACTTACGTCTAGAAGCAATAGTCTTTCTTTCCCTCTTCTCCTCAGCATCTAACTGTTGCGATCTTCGAGTTTCCTCTTCGCTAACAGGAGGTGGTGGTGGAGGTGAAGGACTTGAAAATATACCGCCCATATTAAAACACCCTCGACATCATATAATAATCATCTCCTTGAGGCCCATACTTTCGTAGTATGCCCTCATTCTCAAAGTAACATACTTTGGCCCACTTGTAAGCAGGGATATTTCGTGAACAAACCGTGATTTGTAATCGTTTCATTTCCAGCTTGTTCGCAGCGTACTCAAAAAATAGTTTTGATGCACGATGCATTCTAAATGCTTTACGACTAATATCATTACTTGGAATAAGCCAGGCTTCGTAAACGCCATCCCATAATTTCCATATACCAAACATAGCATATATTTTATCTTGCATTGCAGTGAAGCTGTAACCTTTTGTAACAAAACTTGACAAATAGTTCGTATAGTTTTCAAACAGCTGTTCATTTTGGGCATCAAACTGATTTAGTTCTATCATCTGTAAATGCATGGGATGCCAGTCTACAATCTTTTGTTCAGGCCAGTTCAATCTCATTTCTTGAGTAAGTTCTTCAGGAGAAAACATCGAAATCCAACACCTTTACAGTTTGTTGCATTTTTGCAACACCGCCTTTTTTAGTAATCATATCCTTGTGTTCTCCACCTCCAAGCAAGCAATATCCAGCAGCATCACCAACGTGTGAATGTTCATTCTTGTTTGGTGTAGACCTGTACCGCTCCTGGCCTGCTCCCATCGATACCCTTTTAAAATGATACCCTCCAGCAAGTGATTTACGCAGCCTCTCGCATTTCTTGTTAATTAAAAATCCTGGCTTACCTTCAATCAATCTCTGCATGGGGATAGCAAGTGCTTCACGTCTAACTTTAAAATCATTTGTTGCACAGGGCCTGGCATGAATGTCCAGGGTTCGCATATGGTCGAATGCAGTTGTTTCATAAATCTGGTCACGCTGTTGTCCAGCTGGGTCACCCCAAACCATAAAAGTATTTCCAGGAAAGTAGATACCCATTTCTTCTTTGAGCATAGAAACAAATCTATTAAGGCCCATGTCAAAAGTTACAAGTTCATGTAGAACGTGCCATACTCCGTTTTGCATTCTCTGTGCAAAGATTGCAGCTGGCGTTAATCCAAAGTCGATACCAACCTGAACAGGGATACCTGTTTCAGGTTCAAGTTCTCTAGCCATTGTAGTATCATCGTACTCAGGCCAGATTGGCATTCCTTCTTGGACGTATGTATAATCGCCTTTTGCATAACACTTAATCCAATCAAGTTGCTTACCACCAAGTAACTGCTCGTAGTATCCTGTTGGCAAATTTTTTAAATTTTCTGCTTTAGGATTTGTGCGCCACCATTTACCAGCTGATTGCAAGAAGCCATTTGCTTCTGGCATTTCTTCAGGCACCTCATCGTTATCTACTTCTAGTACACCAGGAGGCTGCTTAAAAAACTCCCAGGCATATTTACCTTTAGGCCTATCTTTGCCTTCTGCTAAATTATAATACCAATGGTCTGTATCACAGGGGTTAGTGTCCAGGATAACACCATGCCAGCTTGGCCCACCATCATTCTTAGTTGGGTATCTACCAACACGATGCGTAAGGCCGTCTATAACGGCTTTAGGCAGTTCTCTGCATTCATTGACCCATGCCCCTGTAAGTTCCAACGAAAGCAATTTACGGACATCCTTTGGGTCATCTAGGGCCAAAAAAATAACCTCGCAGTCTATCCCTGCTGCATCTCCCTTACTTGGTAATTTTATATGGTGTGTAATCGGTGGAGCATATTTAACATTGCCCCAGATATGTTCTGGCATAAGTTCAAGCCAGGTCTTTAAAGTTGTCGTTCTTAGCATCGGATGCGTATTTCGGACTATCGCAAATCTTGAATACTTGATACCATCTCTGGGAGAGGGCTTTTGCTGAACCGCTCTCCTCCACAGTTCAGCACAACACGCATAGGACTTGCCACTCCCTACAGGGCCTAGCAGCCCTCTCACGAAACCTTTTGATTTCATAAACTTTGCAACAGTTGGACTACCGCTAAAGTCTAGTTTGGTTACAGCATTTCCTTCCATTAGATGCACACTCCAAATTTAATGTACTCCATTATCTCCACGACTAACAAACCACCTAGTAAAATAACTATAACTGTATGATATGCATTCCATAAAAGATATTCATATTTACTTTTCTTCATCCTTCTCCTCCTCTCCAGGCATTACCATTTGTATATCAACAACCGCTGGCTTATCCGCATCTTTCTCTGTATCTAACAGACCAGCAGATTTAGCCAGCAGCTGAAACATTCTTACTTTATCCAGCAATTCCACCTCAATGATGTCATCACCGCTCTGGGTAGGTGTTATCTTAATCTTCTTGATAGCAGCCAGCGCATAGTCAGGAATATCTTTGGCATCCTTCAAATCAAGTTGCTTGCCGTTCCAATCAAAAATATCAGTTATCTTTGCCTTCGCTATACCTAGCATTTCATTCGCCAGGCCATCACGATTGTCGTAGATTATCTGTGAGCCTCGCAGCCTTTTACGAATTTCGCCCACACCTCCAAATCTACCGACAGGTGGCACTACCCTCTTACCCATTAGCTAAACATCCTCATTTGGTCTGGGTGTTCTGTAAGCGGTTTGAACGTAATATCCACCAGCCTATACGTTCCACCATACTTACTTTGCAGCGTAGCCCCAGTCGGTTTGAGTTGTTGTAATTGTGCCACATCTAGCTGCATGATATCTTTACCGTGTTCGATACGCATACCGCCTTTGGCTATGGCCTGCTTAACCTCATAATCCCTGACAGATACATACTTGCCCTGCCAAAGTTTCTTGACCATTTTAGTCATTACCATGGGTTACCTCCACTATCTCCTGGATTACTCATTCCAGGCTTTTCCTTTTTCTCGAATAACCTTATCCATACTTCTCCGTTTTTATCAGGAAGAGGTAAGGCTTCAAGTTTTATTCCTGTAATTTTGCCTTCCTTGTAGAAAGCAATACCCAGGTTCTGCCATCTGGTAATAGGATTGCCACTATCGTCTAGCTTGTCCGTTTCCTTTGGCTGCACTACGTCAAATAGTTTATCTACTTTGCTCATAGCTTGTTTTCTCCTTTCTTTTTTTTGAAAACCCCAAAATATTTTTGGGAAACCCCCCTACGTATACGACATGGGGCAGCCCCCTAAGGGTCGATTTTCTGCTGTAATCGTTGATATACCTACATTTTACAGCATTAAATGCAGGCATTTTTGTTATACCCCCTATGATATTTCTGGGTATTACAAATCCTAAAGGTTCCTTTGGGTTATGTATCACTTGGGTAACCTCATCTTGTTAGCCATCATCTTGATTATATCCTCTGGGCTTTTACCAGTCTTTGCTCTTTGCTGTGATACCTTACGGCTCATAAAGTATTGCAAGCTATACGGTGGCTGTTGGTTCTTGCTATGCTTCCATTTGATTACACCAGCTGCATCTTCCAGGAATGTTTCTATTGTATATCCTGACTGCAATAACTCTTTGGCTATCTGCATTTGCCTCATGTCATATTGCCATGGCTTGTGATAGTTAGCTTGCAGTATCTCCGCATAACCGTTGCACAGCTTCCTACAATCTATTTCTTTAATTTCCCCTATAGTATTTATATTAGTTAATTTAATAGAGTTATTTACTAGCTGTGCCTTGTTATCTAGTACAACCTCAGGCTTGTTATTTGTATCTATACCATTACCTTTACTAGCTGTATCTTGTACAATCCCAGGCTTGTATACCTTCTCTTTATCCACAGCTTTTATACTCTTACGTCTGGCCCCAGTCTTTGCCACGTTCAATGTATGCTTGGCAATCTCAGCTTCCATTTCAGGGTCACGGTCTTGTGCAGGCTGCCCTGTTATACAATCCTCCAGGGTCTTTGTTGGGTCATAGATTACACGCCACAATGCACCACGTTTACCGTACTGCCTTCTAACGTCAGCATTACGCAGCTTCTCAATATAACCATAGTCTAGTAGTTTACGCATATGCTGTGACACTGCCTGCTGGCTGCATTGTAATACCTTGGCAATGTAAAGCTGGTTAGGAAAGAATACACCTGTCCAGCTGTTGGCATGGCTGCAACAAATAGCAAAGGCCCTGAACGTCATGGGATACTGATTAAATCTATCGTCACCGTATGCCCTGGCAGGCATAATCATATGAGGCCCAGGACATTGGTAACTGCCTCCAGATTTTATTGGAGGGTCACGTACTGGGTCTGGTGTTAGCTTAGTCTTTTTCACCTGGCTTGCCTTCCTGTGGTGGCAGTTGGGCAATCTCTTTCTTTAGTTGATTAGAAGGTATAACAATTATCTTCAGGCCTGGATGCAGCGCATGGACTAGCTTTATCTTCAGCTTGTACACGTCTGTCTTATATCCTTTAACCTCGATAACTACCTGGCATCCATGTTGACCATGCTGCCCTGTTTCATTCCTGTCTATGTAACTAAAGTCTGCAACGTAGTCACAGATTTTTACACCATCTACCTGGCATCTTATCCTGGGTTGAAACTCCAGGTTCTGTATCTCACCAGCTTCATAACGTGGCTTGATATGGAACCAGTAGTAAGCAGCTTCTGCCTTGCTTACAAAGTTGATGCCGTCCAGCTTGTATCTTTTGTTTCCAAACTTACTAGGTCTATGCACGTTTAGCCTCACAGCTTTCACGCAGTATGACCTCCACCATTGATGCCAGTGTGCGCCTCTCCATCCTGGCTTTATCTTCCACCAGCTGCTTAACCTCAGGCGAAATCTTCACATACATTGGCACCAGGTTGACCTGTATTTCCTCAGGTTTTTCCTGTTTCTTTTGCAATCTTACCTCCTATTTAAAAAATATTTACTAGATAGCTTGACAATATACCAGGAATGATTATATTAACAATACAGAACATGACACGAACACAAACAAAGGAGGAAACGATGTCAAAACAAGCAGAGAAAATCCAAGCAGTAGCAGATAAGATTGTAGCTTTGATGGAAGAGCATGGCACAAACTGGACTAAGCCATGGGCCAGCAAAGTTGCAGAAGGTTTCCCTGTAAATGTAGTTAGCAAGAAAGCATACCAGGGTATCAATTCATTCTGGTTAGGAATGGAAGCCTGGGATAAAGGTTACAGCAGCAATGTCTGGGGTACATACAAGCAATGGACAGCAGCTGGCGGTACAGTTCCAAAGGGTGCAACAACAGTATTCTTCTGGAAGCCTATTGATGTAGATGCAAAAGGCCATGATGGTAACGTACTCAAGAATGAAAAGGGTGAGGTTATCAAAAAGAAAATCTGGATGTTGAAAACTTACAGCGTCTGGAACCGTGACCAAATCACTGGCCTTAAGGATGATGCCCAGCCAGTAGTAACAGCTGACCCTGAGTTTCATGCTGACCAGGTTGAAGCATTCGTTAACAACACTGGTGCTAAAGTAAACCATGGCGGTGGTCGTGCATACTACAGCCCAGCTGGTGACTATATCCAAATGCCAAACAAAAAAGATTTTGTTGGTACAAAAACTAGCACAGCTGAAGAAGCATACTACTCAACACTGTTACATGAGTTAGTACACTGGACTGGTGGCAAAGGCCGTATCGATAGAACCAAAGGTAAAATGTTTGGTGATGCAGACTATGCCTTTGAAGAGTTAGTTGCTGAAACTGGTGCAGCTACATTGTCAGTGTTACTTGGTGTATCTCCAGAGCCAAGGCCTGACCATGCACAGTATTTGAATAACTGGCTGAAGGCTATCAAAGATAATCCAAAGGCAGTGTTCACTGCATTCACACAAGCTAACAAGGCTGTCGAGTTTCTTTACAACAAGCAGCCACAGACTGAGGAAGCAGCTGCCTAGTGCAGCTGCCTCTGGCCTGGATATTATCCCCAGTAATACTCCAGGCTCGATGCAGAACATATCAATTATGATTTGCAAAACAAGATTAAATAGGTATATTAAAAGTAAATGACACGAACAAGGGAGAAACAAAATGCATAAAGAGATAGCAGCAAGCCTCAGAGTATCGACTACTGAGCAGTCAGTTGAAAACCAAAAGCATCAGATTGAAAAAGCATTTCCTGGTGCAAAGGTTCACTGGTTTATAGAGGAAGGTGTATCAGGTAAGACACCAAACGCAGAACGTCCTGAGTTTATCAGGGCCACAAAGTTAGCAAAGAAACTTAACATCCCTTTGGTAGCTGCGAACCTGTCCAGGTTTGGACGTGACCTGGCTGAGATATCTACCTGGTACCGTGACAATGTAATGTCAGGCCAGGTGCAGATGATTGCATTAGACCAGCCAAACTTAGAACCTGAAACAGCAGGCATACATTTTACCATACAACAGATGGAACGTATCAAGATAAGCCAGCGTACCAAGGCAGCGCATGACAGGCAGAAGGCTGAGATAAAAGACAAAGGTTACTTTATCTCCAGGGCAGGCAAGAAAGTATACAGCTTGGGTAATCCAAACCAGGCTGCATCAGATGCAGGCAATGCATCTATCAAAGCAAGAGCAGATAAGTTTGCAAACAAAATCCTACCAGTAATCAAAGACCAGCTGGGCCAGGGTAAAACTATGAAACAGGTTGCAGCTTATCTTAACCAGGAAGGATACCAAACTGCTAGAGGTGGTGACTGGTATGCTTCAACAGTCAGCAATGCATTGAGGAGGGCAGCATGATTGAGTTTATAAAAAATTGGACAGCCAGGGATTGGCTGTCTTTCATACTCCAGCTTATTGGTGCTGGGGTAGTTGTTGTATTTATCTGGGCAGCAATCTGGGTAGGTTGTGCGCTGAATGATAAATGCTATTGCGATAACACAGTAGGAGATGAGATATGCCAGACGTTAAAGTAACAGGTAAAAAAACTATCACAGGTAAAGAGTTAGGTGCATCTGAAATGCCAGCAGTATTGCTGCACAAAGATGCATATGGAAATACCAGGCAAGAGAAACTGGACGAACACAAACGTGCAGTTGCTGGTGTCGAGGTGATAGACAAGAAAGTATTAAACAAGAATGCACTGCTGCGAGGCACGTTCCTTGAACACGCCATTGTACCTTGGTGGTTAGAAACACTGAAGGAAGATGGCATGGAGTGTCAGGCAACAGAACCTGAGAAAGCATTTAGGTTAGAGGAAGAGAAGCTAGGCGCAACACTGGACAGGATACTAAAGGTACCAGCCAAGTGCGAATTAGTTATCAATGACCTGGTGTTAAAAGGTAAAGGTGTCCTGGAGGTTAAGACAGATTTCTACCACACTGGTAAATGTAAACCAGACTGGATGATACAGGTACACCAGCAAATGATGTGTGCAGATTTACCCTGGGCTGTTGTCCTGGTGATGACGCAGCAAGGCAAGCTGGTTACTTATGCATTTAAACGTGACATGAAACTTTGTAATCAAATACTCCAGGCAGCAAGAGAGTTCTGGGATTTACTTGAGAAGGATAGAGATTATCCACCAGCTGCACCAGCTGAAGATGAGAAGCTAAAGGTTGTAACTGTTGAAGGTAAGCAAGGTGATAACCTTGACCTGGAGGTAGTTGCTACTGACTGCATGAAAGCAAAAGCTGAGAGCAGGCACTGGTCAAAGATTGCAAAAGATAATCAAGAGATACTTGAATTACACATGGATAGTATAGGTGCTGACGTGATGAACGTAGGCAGCTATCAAATCAAATCAGTTACAACACAGAAACCTAAGAGAACGATGGTGGATGTACCTGGTCAATTTATAGATAGTACATCGTTCTCAATCAAGGAGGTTACCAATGAGTAATATTACCAAGAGGCAGATACTTGAGCCAACAAATTTAAAAGAGGCACAAGAGTTTGCAACGACACTATCAAAGTCTGGCCTGGTTCCAAAAGAGTTCCAGGGTAAACCAGCAAACATACTAGTAGCTGTACAATGGGGATATGAGATAGGCCTTGCACCAATGCAGGCCCTACAAAACATTGCAGTTATAAATGGCAGGCCATCTCTTTGGGGAGATAGTTTACTTGCCCTGGTCAAAGGTCATCCAAACTTTGCTGGATGCAGGGAGTGGATGGAAGGCAACATTGCTTTCTGTGAAATCAAAAGAACATTACCCAATGGCAAGGAAGAAGCAACACTAACTCAGTTCTCTGAAGAGGATGCAAAGAAAGCTAGACTGTGGAACAAGCAAGGGCCATGGCAGCAGTATCCAAATCGAATGCTCCAGCTTAGAGCAAGAGGCTTTGCTATCCGTGATGCATTCCCTGATGCAGTGAAGGGATTGATTACAGCAGAGGAAGCTATGGATTATCCAGAGCCAAAAGATATAACCCCTCAGGATGGCGTAGAAAAGGCTCCAAGCCTTTCTAATGTACAATCTACCACGCAGCTAACAGATGCCCTTCAGAAGGCTTCTACGGCCCAGGAACAGGCACACACTGATGCGGTCATAGATAATCTAGCTGACCATGCAGAACCTGGTGAGGATGAAACAGAAACACCAGACCTGGACATGGAAGGTATGCCATTGCACATTCCAAACGGTGATGATGATGCCAAGATTGAATACTACAATGTCGAACAAGACTGGGCCAACAGATACCATGAGTTGCTGCTGGCAATGTATCGTTCAACACATTCATCTCTGACACCGCAAGTTAAAAGAACCAAGATGAAAGAGTTAAAAGAAATTAACAAAGATGTCCTGGCAAACTTTGATGACAAGCAGCTGGCTGAAGAGTTGGAAACTAAAAGGCTTGAGTGGAACAAGAGCCTAAGTATTATGGCAAGGGAGAACCCAGATGGAACAGAGTAAACAAAGAATAGGTTTAACACCTAGACAACAACAGGTACTAGCTTTCCTGGTAGCCTATCAAAAAAGTTCTGGAGTATATCCAACAGTCAGAGAGATATGCAAAGGTAAGATAGATGGTAAGCAAGCAATGCCAAAGATGGCAGCGCAATCTAATGTTCATAGAATATTAAACTGCCTTGCCAGGAAAGGTTATATTCTCAAAGAGATAAATAGTCCAAGAGGTATAGCTGTTATATAAGTTCAAAATGGGGAGCGTCTATAAATGGTCGCTTCCCTTCCTTCCTTCTAATATCAATGTATGAGTTCATAGCCTCTTCCATTGTACCATCCCAATCCCTGATATCTGGAACCGTCCAGGCTGCACCCCAACGAATACCTGTACCAAGTTCAGTACCAGCAATCTTAAATGCTTCAGCAATGTCATCGTATAGGTTTACCTCCCAAGATATTCTAGGCCCAACATAAGCAACAACATCTACAGCTTGTCCTGTGATATGTAAGCTGTTCATTGTCTGTGATGCACCAGCATCTACCAATGCACGTTGCTCTTCAACAGTACGCAGCCCACACGTTACACCAAAATCAATCTTTGTATATTCAATCGCTAGTTCTGTTACTGCTCTCATGGCATCATCGATACCATTTAGTTTAGCCATACTTCGTTCCGAAAGTTTGAACATTGTTCCCTCCATTCATTGTTGCTAATCCATTTGACATAGCCATACCAGTCATAGTTCTCTTACGTCTATCAGCTATTGTCTTTTTATTTTTCTCCATGATGCCACGCATCTGCTGCGCTCCAGCTGCTGATGGTTTAAACATGAATGCCAATGCTTGAGCAAAGGCCTGGTCATCTCGTACTGCCATTATGTTTTCCTCCTAAATAAATCACCGTCTGCTTTCTTTACTGTTGCCTTACCTTTAGCATGAGCCTTCAGTCTAGCTACAGCCCACTGATGAGCAGATACCTTGGGCCTCGACCCTGAGGAATAGTAAGCCCCCAATCCTCTTTTATAAATTTTGTTTGCTCTATCAGCCCCAAACATTTTTTTATATTTCTCTGGTGCTGCCATTATCCCTTTGCCCTTTCTCTGCTAATCCTGTCGTAGTCAGCTGGTGACAGCTTCGACATTTTATATAATCGTCTAGTGCGCCTTATCTCTGCTGCACGTTTAGACTTCTTCTTTGAACCAGCAAGATACTTAGCAGGGATATCTTTGTACTGGTCATCCTTCTTAACTTTCTTAAACCTAGCCATACCTAGCCTCCACCTCTGTCAGTGCAGCTGTGTAACAATCATCCTGGTAACCAGGCCAAGTCATGTTAGTTTCAATGCACAATCTTTTATAATGATTAGCCAACACCCTCGCATCTCTTTGACATACCTCTGCATACATAGCTGATTGCTGTGCTGGTGTAGGTACTTTCTCTTGTGGTTGTAGTGCTATCATTTTATTTTCTTAGTATCTGTTTTCTTTGCCTTGTCAAAGCTACGCATTCCCCCAATGCCAAGCATACCAAACATCAATGGCATCATCACTGACATATCAGCTTGTGGTATATCAATACCAAAGCCAGCGCAGATAGGTGACACCATGTAATTTATTCCCAGGGATAATCCACATATCCAACCAATCAATGGTCGCCAGCTTGCCTGGAACCAGTTACCTTTTGCATCAGCTTTCAATACTTCAATCTGTGCCATGATAACTTCATGTGATTGCTTCTCTGCCATGGTTGCAATCTCATGAGCCAGCTTATTTTTCTGGTCTTTGTCCTCAATAAATTTATCAAGCAGCCCTGTAACTGGGCCTACTAAATTTCCTAGTAAGTTTATCATCGTGATACATCCTCCATTAATTTAATAATATGCCAGGTGCCATCACTGTGTTGTTCCATCTGCACCTTTATTTCTTTACACTGCCACTGGTTATCAAAGTCTGCACCACCGCTAGTGTTTTGTTTTATCTTGCGCTTAGTAGATAAACACTCAGATAACTTTTCATATGGCGTATACTCTAAAGGCTGGTCACCACCAGCTGTCCATAATAGCAATACAAATACTGCCTCTATCATTTCACACCGCCATATCCATTAGCCCTTAACTTTTCTATTCTTTCTTCTAAATCATTAATACGTTTCTCATAAAACTCCAGGGTTAATTTTTGTTGCTGGTCAAATGGTGCCTGACCACTTTCTATTTGCTCTTGTAACTTTTCTAATTCTTTTGCCAGGTGTTCAATTAACATAAACTGTTCACTGTCAGCTGGCAGAGAACCCATCTCACCCCTGGGCCATTTGATACGAAACTCTGTATTCTTTTCTAAGTCAGCCTTCATCATGGTTTGGTTTGTAGATAATGTATTTAACTTTTCGACAATCCCAAAGTATGCCCAGGTTGCTACACTAGCTGCTGCTACCATGCTAATAATATTCCTAAGAGGAAGTGCAACCTCAGAGTTCTCATTTAATCGTGTCGGCTTTGTCATTGGTTATAGTGTGCTTTCCTTCTGCCCCTAGCCATAAACCAAAGGCACCAGTCATTGCACCTGTCACTACACTGACAAGAGCAGCCTGGCTGTTGCTAGGGTTTTCTAATGACAT